ATGAATTCCTCCCCTTCCGCCAGAACACAGACCCCGAAGCCTCTCAGGCTTCGGGGTTTTTCTTTATTTACCTTGAGTACCAGACACATTCCAGAATTCTACTTTCGTCGATTCCGCCAAAATCCGCCAGATTGCGACATATCACGCCATGCGATAGACTGTGGAGGTGGGTCTTTTGGTGGGTCTTTTTTCGGTGGGTCTCTGGTGGGTCTTACGCGATTCACCGCCCAAAGGTAGATATGAAAGATCAAGTCACGTCGAAAAATTTCATGACGCTGCCACCCGGCCGGTACTCGCTCGGCGGTGGGTTGATGCTTCTCGTGCGTTCTGAGTCTTCCCGGCAGTGGGTTGTCCGCTACCGATTCGCGGGGACACGGAAAGACTTGTCGATCGGTGGCGCCTCGCGCATTTCAATCACGTCTGCAAAAGCGCGGGCAGCAAAAATTCTCTCAATGGCGGCCGACGGCATCGATCCGTCATCATCAAAGCTTTCAGAAGAAGACGCCCGAGAAAGCATCACTTTCAAAGAGTTCTATCCTGGTGCAATCGCGACCATTCAAAACGTCAAGCGCTGGAAAAACGAAAAGCACGCATCGCAGTGGGTGTCCACAATCGAAACCTATGCCGTCCCGGTTCTCGGTGCTCTTCGCGTAAAGGACATCACGCGAGGAGACATCCTCGAAGTCCTCAAACCGATCTGGACAGAAAAGCCAGAGACAGCCAGCCGCCTACGAGGCCGCCTCGAAAGTCTCTTCTCTCAAGCAATCGCTGAAGAACTCATACAAACAAACCCTGCCACTTGGAAAGACGGGCTAGCTTTCTTCCTGCCGCCGATCTCAAAAGTCCACGAAGTCAAGCACCATGAGGCAATGCCTCTTGAAATTCTGAAAAGTTTTGCACCGGAGACGGCGAAAAAGACTTCTGTCGTGTCTCGCGCCGTCCTTTTCGGCATCCTCACTGCTACACGCGTGCAAGAGTTCCTTTGCGCACGATGGGACGAGATCGACATCCAGCGCGCGACGTGGACGATCCCGGCCTCTAGGATGAAGTGCGGTCTTGAGCACCGCGTCCCGCTTTCACGTCAGGCACTGGCAGTCCTAGAACGCTGCGAACGAAAGTCTGAGCTCGTCTTTCCTGCGCCACGATCAGACAAAGAGATGGTTATCGACAGCCCTCGGGCTTTTATCCGGAAGGCGACAGGCGAGTCTTTCACAATGCACGGCTTCAGATCAACGTTCCGCGACTGGTGCGAGGAGAACTTCATCCATGAGGCCCTTGCCGAGCGCGCTCTGGCTCACGTAAAGGGCGACAAGGTCGTGCAGGCCTACCAACGCTCAGACCTCCTTGAGCAACGTCGTCCCATCATGCAACAGTGGGCAGATGCGATCCTGCCGACGAAGGATTGATCGATGTTACTTGCTTTGTTTGCGTAATTTGCATATAATGCGTTTAACAAAAGGAGAAATACCCCATCACTCAAACGCAAGGAGCACATCATGCCGCGCATCACTGGTCAATTCACGATCACCCACAACGGGAATCAGATCACGTTCACGCTTGTAGGCGAAACCTACAAGTCTGTCGACACCGAGTCCGGCGTCAAGTCACGCAAGGTGATCAAGTGGCAAGCCACGGAGCACGACGCCGAGCTTGGTGAGATCACTCGCTTCGTCTTCGTCCTTCCGCGCACGAACCGCGCGAACGTCGTCGAAGAATACTTCTCCCCGTCTCAGGGCATCATCTACTGAGCAAAACCTACAGACACAAAAAAGGAGCCCCCGACCGGCGTGAAGCTGATCGGGGGTTTTTCGTGAAGGTATGGCAAGGAATGATTCAAAGCAAGAAGGTTTAACTAAAACTTGCTGTCTCCCAGGCACAGAGCGAACATGAACTCACCCAAACAAAACACCGGAGACCAACATGACGAACACCGACAACCGCCGCGAACTCGAAAAAGCCCTCGAACAGCTCGAACTTGCCATCGACCTCAAGAGCGACGAGGCTGCTGACGCTTACGCAGCCGGGAAAAAAGTAGAATGGCGAAGCCTTGTCAAGGCATTCCTGGCGCTTTGCGACGAACGCGACGAAATCGCTGCCCGCCTTGAAGACCGCGCCTAATCCCCAACAGATACGCCATAGCCCCCGTTTGAACATCCAGACGGGGGTTCATTTGTTCAGGGTTACTCTGGCGTCGTGAATCGCGGATACGTCTTGAAGTATGCGTCCACCTCCTTCAACCAAGCCTGCGCCTTCAAGGAGTAGCTTTTCGCACGCGGAGACTGCGGCTCGTTCCACTCGGCAGGCGTCGGCAGAGGCTCGTCGCTCACGATCTTTGTAGGCACGCTGCACCCGGTCAAGGTCGTCAGAGAGGCGCACAGCATCGCGCCGAGAAGCATCAAGCGCGTTTTGCGCAGCAACAAGTTTTTCATAAGCCTTTCTCCCATCGTTTGCGCGAACAATCGCGGCCTGAAGTTTGACATTGGCGATCTCCTCGCCGTACTCGTGCGACGCGTACATGTACCCGCCGACAGCGCCCGCAGCAAACAGCCCGAGCGGCACAAAAAGCTTCCAGTTCATCGAAGCCTCCATGCAAAAAGAGACCCGCGAAGGGGTCTCGTGTAATTCAATATCCTCGGCGTCGATAGCTCGTCCAGTCGAAGAGCACAGAACGGCCTCCTTCGCGAAGCCGGTCCATCGCCGCCTCGCCCAAGTAGTCCATCAAGGCTTCACCAGAGAGATTGCTGATGACGATCGTCGCCTTCAGCGCCTCGTAGCGTGAGTTGATCACCTCGAAAAGCATCAGCTTCTCGGCATCGGTCCCGAACTGCCTGCCGACTTCATCTATGACAAGAAGGTCAGGCGTAGCAAAGGACTCGTACACCTCGCGCTCGTTTCGATCCGACTGGCGTCCGTAGGTCTCTTTGATTCGCTGAGCGATCCGAGACGCTCGCGTATAGAGCGCAGAGCCGCCGTGCTCGATCAACGCCTGCGCGATTCCTATGGCAAGGTGCGTCTTACCCGTTCCAGACGTGCCGTAGAAAAGCAGGTTTGCACCACTGTCGTCGTTCTCGCAGATTGTCTGCAAGTACTCCCTTGAAGCCTCAAGCGCGGCACGTTGGCCACCGTTCGACACGACATAGCCTTCAAGCATGCGGCCTCTGTATCGAGCCGGTATGGCCGCGTCACCGATGATGCGACAAGCCTTCACCGCCTCGCTGCGCTTTGTAGCCTCTTTCGCCAGTCTGGCGTTCTCACGGTCGCGGGCTTCAAGCGCACACTGCGCACAGCCCATCCAGATGATCCGGTCGCGGATCATTACTCCCGTGTCCGTAAATGCACCATGTGTGGTGCAGATTGCGGGCTTCGTGCGCCCGTTGCGAATGTGCGAAAGATCGACTTCACTCAAAGCCATTCATTCTCATTCCTTCCCTCAAAAGTCAAACGGGTCCCGGCGGTAGTGCCCGGGCGTTGCATCTGTCATATATCCCGTTTTCGATTTCTTGTTTTTATCTGGTATAGGTCGCCCATTACCGGCTGCACCTTTCGCCTTTGTCGGCTTTTCGGACTGCCGCTCCTGGGTCGCGCGCTCGCCTTTTTCGGTCAGAGTGAACCACCTGGTCCGGTCATATGCCGATCGGTTGAAGTTCCCTGTTTCCACGTATCCACAGGTTATCAACTTATCCAGAGCGCCCCTCACCTGCTTCTCGCTCAGATAGTCGAAGAGCTCGGCAAAGTGACGCGTGCTGCCATAGGTCCAGTGCTTGCCATCGTGCTTGTGACGACCTGCTTTCCTGTTCGCTCGGACCCAGAACGCGATGTTCTCCAAAACGACGGCTGCGTTGACGCCGACCTCGACGGCAACCGACACGCTGAAATGGTGCTTTACGCCCGACATGTTTGGGCTTATTGCTTTTTCTTCGGGGGATGTCATACTAGAGATAGCGAATTCCTCCCCTCATTTCATTCGATAGCCTCGCCGAACTGTCACGGCGGGGCCTTTTTCATTCCTCCGCCCCGAAAACGTCCGGAAAGAGCTCGCAAGCCGGAACGCCGAGCACTTCCTCATACGCTCGCAACGTCTTGAAGTGCGCCGGTGTCGCGGCACCGCTCTCATGTTTTGAGACTGTTTGCTGTCCGCATCCGACAAGCGCGGCCAGCTCCGCCTGCGTGAACCCCGCTTCCCTGCGTGCCCTCTTCAACGCAGCTCTCTCAAACGGCTTCATCGCCAACGTATTCCTTGAACTTCTTTGGGAAGATACAATAAGACCACTGATTGCTCCCCGGCATCTTTGCAGCCGTTCCAAACGGAAGCAATCCCTTTTGCAGACAGATTCGTATGTACTGGGGCGACTTATTGAGCGCCTTAGCGACATCGTTCACCGTTAGGTTTCTCAATGGAAAACATCTCCTTTTTCATCTTTTTTAGACAGTTGCGGTTAAAAAAAATCGCGCATGATCGCACGGTGCCTCTCACTGCCTTTCAAAAAAATAGTACGAAATAAGATAATTGAGTTCAATAGTGAATTTTTGGAAGTTAATCGTTTCTCTTGCTTTGATAAATTAAATGATCTAAATTAGATATATATCTAAATTAGATATTTATAACAGCAAAGGGAGAGGGTTTAATGGAGTATTTATCCGACAAAGAAATAGGCTACATCATCAAACGCGCGAGGATGCTTCGAAATCTGACGCAGGCGGAACTCGGTGAGCGACTTGGTGTGCAGGCCGCTGCGGTCCAAAAATGGGAAAGCGGAAAGGTCACGAACATCAAGCGAAACATCCTCAGGGATATGGCCGTCGAACTGAGAGTGAATCCTGCGTTGCTGATAGGCCTGCCAGTTCAGACGGATTTCCTCAAGCAGCTATCGAAAACCGAGCGCATTGGAATGGAGAACTTCTTGAAGGAGTATCAAACCAAGCACCTCAAAGAAGGTGATGACAATTAAAGCGCCAAACGGCTATGGAAACATTTCAAAATTAAGCGGCAATCGCCGACGGCCCTTCTGGGTACGAATCACAACCGGATGGGAGATCAACGAAGAGACGGGAAAGGCAAAGCAGCTCACGTCCACGCTTGGATACTACGCAAGCCGAAAAGAAGCGATGATCGCTTTGGCCGAGTACCACCAGAACCCAATCGACCTCACAAGAAAGACGCTCACCTTTGCTGAGGTCTGGGACATCTGGACGCCGCCGCACTTCAAGAAGTACCCGAGCAGCGCCGCCGGGCTCAGGTCAGCCTACAAGCGCTGCGCCCCGCTCTACGACATGCAGATGGCCGACATCAAGAAGGTCCACATGCAGGACATCCTCGACGGCATGAATCACATGTCGGAGGAGAGTCAGGGCAAGGTGAAATCGATCTTCAAAAACGCGTTCAAGTACTGCATCGAGAACGACATCGTCACGAAAGACTACTCGCAGTTCCTGGTGATCACACCGCCCAAAAAGAAAAAGGCCGCGAAGGAAAAATTCTTCACGGTAGAGGAGCTCGGCGCTGTATTTGGCTCGCAAGACTTCGCAGTGCAATTCCCTACTGGCAAGAAGTCTTACGCGGAATTGCAACTGGCTGACACGGTGCTCATCATGCTTTACACCGGCATGCGGATAGGAGAGCTCCTCGGGGTCAAGACCGAAGACGTGGACCTTGCGCAGCGCATCATCCACGTGCGCGGGACAAAGACCGAAAGCGCAGACCGGATCGTGCCGATCCACCGAGAGCTCGCCCCGATCCTTTCGAAGCGCCTCGATGGCGAACACCTGATCGAAAACGCGAACGGCAAGCCGATCAAGTACGACCAGTACAAGAAGCACTTTTTCGACCCGTATATGGAGCGCCTAGGCGTCTCGCACACGCCTCACGCACTCCGACATACGTTCGTTTCTCTGATGGATTCTTGCGGCGTATCGTCGAACTCAGTCGCCTTGAAACGCATCGTCGGCCACTCGAATTCGAATGTCAGCGAACATTACACGCACAAAACACTCGACGAATTACTGGACACTATCGACAAGCTTCAACTGGAGATCCGCTGATGTCCTATCAGCGTTTTTCCTCGTACGCCTTTTTTGTACCGGCGAACAATGGTTTGCCTGCTAACACCGCTGATTCGGCCCCACTCCGTAACGATGTGCGTTTCTCCATCAATTTCGATTAGCAGATTGTTTCGCCTATTTGACTGCTGTGTTTTTTTGTCTACCCACTGACAATTTGAAGGTTCATAGTTACCGTCTACATCGATACGGTCAATGGTTAAGCCATCCTTGTATCCATTGGACATAGCCCAGTCGTGAAACGCGATAAAGCTCGACGCCCATTTTGGGCAAACTTTAATGCCGCGCGCACCGTAACTTTTGAACTCTTTAACGCTCGGGTTTGAACAACGATTTTTCATCGTAGCCCAAACGCCATAAAGCTTCGTGTATCGAAGACCATGGAACTCATGGTTGTATGAGCACCCGCAAGAGGAAGTGTTTCCGCTGTGGAGGTTTGACCCGGCCACAACCGTTTCGTTTCCACAATCACATAGGCAGAGCCAGCACGTTTTCTTGCCCTTGTTTTCAGCTCGCCTCAGAACGAGCAACTTGCCGAATTTCTTGCCTGTAAGATCGATCAATTTAGCCATGACGATACGAGTCGAAACGCAAACAACATAACACATTATATACGCGCAAAGACATGAGCGATCGAATGCAAGTGAACGTTGTGTGACAATTCAGTGAACTGGAAAAGTCAAGCCGAAAGGCTTTTTTCTAGGCGTGTCGTGTAACTTACGTGTCACTTACGCACTTTAAAACAGGGCGTTTTCCCGTAATTCTCTGAAAGTTAAAAAGCCCCAGAAACCGCGCCGTACGTAGGTTTCAGGGGCTTTTCTCGTGTCTTGTAGGACGCTACAGAATTTACTACAACAGTAACTTGATTAGTCGGACAAAGCCCGGTGTGACGCGGTTTTTGTGTTCTCGTGTCACTTACGCGTCACTTCCCGCGTAATTCTCTGCATGCCTAATTAGTATATCGTAAACCCTTATAGGTCACAAGAATTTTTGAAATTCGGCTCAAGAAAAAGTTTTTTCGACTCCCTCGGCAATTACTCGTGCGAGCTTGTCTTGGTAGCTGAACCTGAACAATTTCTCGGCTGTCGGATCGTGTGAGATGAAGCCAACCTCCACCAGTGCGGCCGGTGCGTTCGTGCGCTTCAGAACGTAGTACTTCGCCTCCTTGACACCTCGGTCTTTTTCTTCAGGAAAGTTTGAAGCTAGACCGTTCTGGATGTTTTCAGCAAGGCGTTTCGTCACGCCTCCGACCCCCGGATATTTGAACGTCTCAATTCCGCTTGCGTCCTTGTTCTCGGCACTATTGCAATGGATCGAAATAAACGCGTCCACCTTGGCTGCGTTCGAAATATCGCATCGCTGTTGAAGCAGAAGCGCCTGATCCTTCGTTCGAGTGAGCACAACGCGATGCCCTTTCGCCTTTAGTTTGTCCGCAATTTTGTTTGCGATACCCAAGGTCGCCTCGGACTCTTTGTAGCGACCATTCACAGCCCCCGGATCGGTCCCGCCGTGCCCAGGGTCCAGAACGATAGTCAGTTTCTTACTCATTTTTTGACAACCTCCCTACTTTTAATTTCCTTAATCGCTCGATGCAGAAAGCCTGGGATCATGCCGCCGAAGCCAAGGCGGTCGAGATTCTCAAGCGTGCTGCCGAGCTCATTCACGGCGTAAGCCACAATGGCAGCGTTGCGTAGCATCTCGGTGCCTGTGATGACATCAAGCCCATGCGACAGCGCAACGACGACGAAAATGAAAACCTTTTTGAAAAGCCCTCGAAAGCCGACACGGCTGTTCCACTCGCCGGTCTTTCCTGCAGCGATGGTCCCCGTCACGTAGTCCACGGCGACGAACATCAACAGCCACTGCAACTGCAGGTCAATACCTCCTAGCGCCCAAGCCAGTGCGCTTCCGACAGCCCCTGAAGCGAGCATCAAATACGCCTCCCCTTTAGCAGGTACGAGCAACGACATGTAGTCGATGAACGTCTGCACAAACCCTCTCTCCATAAATCACCTCCTTGTTTGTTCTCCCCTTCACCATATTCAACGACCGTCAAAATCCCTAGCCCTGACACGCCTGCCATCACTACAGGCGTAAAAAAAGGGGACGGTTTCCCGTCCCCCTGTTATGGAGCTTTAAGCCTTATCTTTTAAGTCGCTCAACCTCTTCCGAAAGTCGCTGAACCGCGAGGATCAACGGACAAACGAGCGAAGCATAGTCCACCGCCAGATAGCCCTCAGACGACTTGCTGACAAAGAGCTTCGCAATCTGCGGGTCCGCATTCTGGACCTGCTGCGCGATGAGCCCCATGTGCTTCTGACCGTCTTCCTCGCCGAGGTAGGAATAGGTGACAACTGGGAGCTTGCGAATGAACGCAATCGCTCGATCGGCATCGACCTTCGCAATTCCTTCCTTGAGTCGAACGTCCGACGAAACGCTGATGGCCGTCTTCGAGTAGATTTTCGAACCGGCAATCATCGTCTCAAGGCTGTTCGTCGCGAGCGTCATCATGGACGACGTTTTGAAGAGCGCCTGAGTCCCGTTGAGGCGAATAACGTCAGAAGCTACAGAACCACCGAAATCCTGGCCGTCCCGACCATCTCGGCCATTCGTTCCATCGCGACCATCGGCACCCGGATAGCCCTGCGGACCGCGTTCGCCATCTCGACCAGGAAGTCCATCCTTACCAGGAGCGCCGTCTTTACCGGGCGCACCCTCAGCACCGGGAAGTCCATCCTTACCAGGAAGCCCCTGCTCACCACGAGCGCCGTCGATGCCGTCCTTTCCATCAACACCGTCCTTGCCGGGCAGGCCAGGCTCACCCATAAGGCTCGCGAGCCATTCAACCTCGCTACCAATGAAGCCGTTGGCGACAGCCACCTCGTAAGCGCTCAAACCATCAGCGCCGTCAGCGCCCGGGGTTCCACCAGAGCCGCCTTCGCCCTTGAGGGCAAAGCGAGCGTCCGCTTCGGTCTTGCTGTAGATCGTGAGGCTGTTTGCCTTTTCGTCAAGCACGTCCGAAAGCCAACGGTCTTCGTCGCGATAGTTCACAACGTCTGTCGAGTGATCGGCAAGCACGCGGATCGGCGCAGGCTTGAAGGTCGAATCCGTGCGGTCGTACCAAAGGCCAATGAGAGACTCGTCGAGAGAGTTAATGCGAATCAACTTCGCGTCGACGACCTCGGTCGGATACTCCTGCACGCCGATGCAGAGGTCCTTTTCGTTGAGCTGGGCGTAGAAGTAATAGATCACTTCAACCCAGCCGTTGCCCGTCCACTTCTTCCCGATGACGGTCTTGTCGTCGGTCGTTCCGATGTAGATGTAGTTGGGAATGGTCACCTCAGTCGGGAAACCGTATGTGCCAGTGCAGATGCTCTGGTCGTTAATGAAGCCGTAATAAAACAATGGCTTTCCTTATAAAAAAAGGCCGAGGGACAGTCCCCCGGCCATGAGCACACAGTAGCATGCCCTTAGTCGCAACGTGCTGATTCTCACAGCTCGTTGCATCTATCCTCAGAAGAGGACGTTGTACAGCCACGTGCAGAGAACCCCGGCCAGGAAACCAACCGGTCCCCAGAAGAGTCGAGTCTTCCGACGGGTCTCCGCATCGAGCAGAGCCTTCTGGGCTTCCACCTTGGCAAGGATCTCGTCCGTCACTTCCTCGACCTTGACGCCGAGCTTGGCGAGCCATTCCTTCACTTCTTCTTTCGTCATTTCAGTCACCTTTTCCTTTAGCGCATCTTTCAGCGCCTTGACAATCAAATCCCACATATGAAAAAACCGCCAGAGGGCGGTGTGATAAAGTTATGTGTACGTACCCTGCTCATGGCCGATTCGGAAGCCGTGAGCCATTTTTGCATCTGCATTAGAAATGTTTCAAGACGTTACCCCCCTCAACCAGATTCTCCGCTTGGTAATTAACCTCGATCGCTCGAAAGAGCGTCTTGAGTCAGTTTCAAAACAACTTTCAGCGCAAGGCCTCTCCTTCCAGCGCATACCCGCTGTAGACGGGCGCAAACTGAGCCCCGAGCAACTCTCCCGCCTCGAAGCCCCATACAACGCCCCCGAGAAATTCGTCTTCCGAAAGGCGTTGTGGCCAACTGAAATTGCGTGTTTCTTGTCGCACGCGGCCTGTTGGGAAAAGCTTGTCAACAGCAACTGCGACTGGGCCTTGATCATGGAGGATGACATCGTCCTTTCACCCCGCTTCAAGCTGTTCGCCGCGTCTTCCGAATGGATTCCTCAAGGAGTCCGCGTCATCCAGCTCCACGGATTCCGTCAAACGTTCACTGTCGGAGATGGCTATCCAGTTCACGACACGGAATTGTTGCGGATCATTCGGCCAACACCACTTGGCTGCCTGGCATATCTGATTCATCGTGAAGCCGCTGCCTACGCACTAGCTACCTATATGCCGATACCGGCCCCCGTCGACGACTGGCTGTTCTGCCCTTACTCCGACTTCGCGAAGCGTTTTCCTCCGCATAGACTGCTTTCGGCTTGCGCTACAACACTCGACGCCCCGTCGGACATTGGGGACCGAACCAACCGCAGACGGCTGCCGACGAGCGTAAAAGTGCGATTACTACGTGCTCTCAAGTCCGGCGGCTATCGTCTTGCAACGATGTTCCAGAAGAAAAGACCCTTAACGCTGACGCACGATTGATGATCGGCCTATCGCCTGCGGGCAGAGGTGTCAAGTTTCTTGGGAGTTGACGCCGTTATGCCTTCTCGTAAGGCCTTGGCCAGAACTCACCCATTGTCACCACGGACTTTGCAAACGCCTCTTTCAGCTGCTCGACCGTGACGGTCGCGACTTCGTCGTTCGCCAACACCCAGATGACGGACGAGCGACCCAGAATTTCAGACGCCTTAATGGCGTTCGCCATTCTCGCTTGAGCATGCTCTCCACCATCAAAGGGCATTCCGTCGACCTCGACGATGATTGTGCCAACTTGCTCTGCTCGAATGCGCTTTGCTTCTGCGAGACGCCGCGCCTCCAACTCTTCAGCCGGAATCTCTGGCGCATAGCCCGCGACGTAATAGCGGCCATCGTAGGCTTGCTCCACTTCTCCGACTTCCGTATAGCCCATTGCCTCGAAAAGCTCAACGGATTTTCCTACGGCAATAAGCACTTCCTTGGTGTCCTCATTTTGAATCTTGTGTCTGTGGATCATAACATTCACCTCATTGGATGGAAATAGACATTGCCTACGTTTGAAACGGTATATGTTTCTCCAGCCCGTACAGGAAGAATTCCTGTAGCCGTCCCAGGATATCTGTTTTGGTAGAACTCAAAAAGTTTTGCACCGCTGGCTTTGTGTATGACGTTACCGCCCGTATAGTCACCACTATTCATATTTTCGAGCCTCAGCCATCCGTCTTCAACCGGAGTGAAATCCCCTTTTGAAATTTGAACGAACGATCCATAGTTAGGCATCATTCGTGTCGCAGGAGGAATCGTCGGCTTATTCGACAAGTCGTTGTAGTTCCCAGAGGTCGCTACAGCATGAAGCCCGAGAGAAACGTTCCCTTTGCTGTCAGGAGCCTTTCCTTCGACGGTTTTTGCTCCAACGTCCACTGGAACATCCCCATCAGCTTTGGCCGGTGTTCCATTGATCGAGCGCACATGTGTCCGAACGGTCCATTCAGCCGTGCCGTCTGCGATGACCTGCCCGTGCGTGACGCTGCGCGTGTCGAGCAGATCCGCACTCGTCGTCCCCGCCTTCGTGCATTCGAGGAAGCGCTCGTACTGGAAGGCACAGTCCACCTTGTCGCCGACGTTGTAGGCCGTAGACTTACGTCGGAACTCGTTGATTTCGTAGATCAGCTGAGTGCAGACCGCTGTCTGGGGAGCCTCGTTCAAAACGTCCTCTTCGGCAGCAAGGCGCACAAGGCCAAACTTACTCGTCGTAGCGTTCGGCAACGTAACTTCGCCAGAAGCGTCAGGAGCGATACTATTCACCGTCTTCACCGCTCCGGACTCGCTCCACTTACCGAAGGTCACCCCATTATTGCAGTTGCGCCAAAAGGTGCGGACTGTGTTGTCGGTTTGGTTCGGAACGTAGCAGACTTGCACGATGTTCCCGCTGACAGGAGCACCCGTGTCATAAGCCTGCACGATGCAGAAGGTGCAAGCGATCGGTGTATTTTTCAGCGTCCCACTGCAGGCCCATGTTTTGTCCTCAAGCAGCGTGTTCAGGTCCGCGTTGGCGATCTGGATCGTGTGATCTCGCTTATTCGCCAAGCCCTTCGTCAGCTCATCTTTTGTCGCCAGATGACTCATGTCGACATCGATCTGAATGTCGCCATTGCTGTCAGGCTTCTTCTTGTTCACAGTCCGCACGGCGTCTTCGACATTTTCAACGCGCGTAACCGGAAACTGAATGACGGTATTACCCGCCTCATCCGTCGTCGTAAAGACGATATCCTGTTCTTTCAGAGCCATTACTTAGCCCCCTCCTTTGTTTTTGATAAGCCGTAGTCCGGCTTTGACGGTGCTCGATCTCGAATCGCGCTGCACGTCTTGTGTTTCGCGAAGTCCGAGGCCTCAGCCTTTGTGACGACCTCGGACTTCTTTGCGAACTCTTTGCTAATTTGCTGACTCTGCTTCTCTTTGAAGTGAGCCAGCCCTATCAAATCAAGAAAAGAGTTAGCCATCGGAACGCCCCCTACGCGAAGAGGGCGTCGATCTCTTCGTTCGTAATGCCAGTCATCGTGATCATCGGGGCCATCGGGTCCCAACTTTCGCCGTTCCAGACGACATTCATCCCTGCGTCAATCTGATGAGCAGGATCGGCACTCTCGACGTTGTACATATCGCCTGCCTTCACATCCTTGGTCGGCAGAGCCTCATAGTTTTCGACAGAGCCCTTGTAATTCACGGCACTGGCGATGTCCGTTTTCAGCGCGTACGGCGTGAGATCAATATTGACGCCCTTCGAACTGACCGGCAGAGCACCACCGTTGACGCTCACTTTTTCGAGTACGTTGACCTGAGCTCCCACAGCGACTCCTTGCAGTTTTGTGAAGTCGGCAGCAGACATCAGACCCGCAGCATCAGCCGTGGCCGGACCATACGTCGTGTCCTGCGCTGGAATGCCAAGAGCCGTAATGTCGCCCTTGACGACCTTCGTCCCGAGCGTGACATGCCCGTTACCATCAGTCGTGATCTTGTAAAGCCCTGCTCCGAGGGCACCGGCCGTCACGGTCGGGTGAACATAAACAGGCGTCTCCACGTCATTGATCTGGATGTTCCCGTTCGTTTCAGAGTTTTCGACCTTCGTCGCCTGAGCCGCGATACCTTGCAGCTTGGCGAAGTCTTCCTTGCTCATCAGACCGTCTTTCTGAGCCGTTGCAAGCTCATAGATCGTCTGCGGCATCGTCACCGTTGCGAGAGTTGCACCAGAGACGCTCTTCAGCGTGATCGTGCGCCCCTCGATCGTCATCTGCCCTGCAGCGACCGTCTTCAATTTGCTGTCGTAATGAGTTAACCCTTGCTTATCCAAAAAAGCGTTCAAATTACTCATTTTTCTCACTCCCTTTACGATTAAAAAAGATTGTCAATGAAAGAGTTGTCAATGCTTTCGACGTGAGCCCCTTCGCCCGGTTTACCGGGTTCTCCAGGTTTCCCGTCTGCCCCATCCTTGCCCGGAGGTCCCTGAATGCCCGGGACCTCAACGGTCACGACCTTGGGAACGATGTCCTGACATTGAGCATCGACTTGAATTTCTTCTTCTGACGTGATTTGCGCAGTAATTGCGAGCTCACGCCTTGCGCGCGCATTTAACACGAGTCACCTCCGGGGAGACCTTGATTTTTCCCTCAACGACCCGCGTGATTTCGCCGTCCGGAGACTGAAGCTCCAGGTCGTACAGCACCGTGTCACCCGGGTACCCTTCTGTGTTTTCATGTTTGAATTTCGCTGTGACCTTTCCCGCCGATTCATCGAGCAGAAGACGACCATTACACGTCGTCAGCGTGTCAATTGCTTCCTCGCTGAATGCGTACCTGCGCAACTGCATGGCGGCTGAATATCCTGTCAGGTCAAGCGGACCGTTCTTGTCGCTCAGGACGAAGGACACCGTCTTATCGGAGCCTTGATCGAGCGTGAAATTTTTGACCGCTGCCATGTTTCCACCTCCCTCAACTCAGGCCGTAGTTGGGCTTTTCTGGAGCGCGGTCCCTTTGACCGCCAACGTCCTTCGAGAGATTGACAGAGATCGTTCCGTCAGCCTCAACATCGACGTTCTTGCCGATCTTGACATGGCCTAGCTTGTCGGCCGTTGCCGGCGTCATCTCGTGAACGATGCCACTTGCAGCCGATCCGGTCTGCTCAACGGCTTCAGGCGTCCCTCCTGCACCGGGTCGAATCAACTTCCCTGCATTCTGGGCGGCCATGAGGCTCTTGTAAACATCGTCAGCGACCGCCACCTTGTCGGCGGGCATAACGTCCACCGACACAATCTCCGTGCAGTAAAAAGCGCGTTGAGACGCGCTGTAGTAGTAAGCCATCCTGTCCTCTCCTTTCAGAATCCGAGCGCCATCCAAAGCGCCTGGACTTTGCCGTTTGCGTTGTGCTTGAAGGTCGCGTTCCCCTTCGTCAAGCCTGTGGCAACGAAGTCCGCTGCAACCCCGCCAGTAGGCGTTGCATTTGCGAAAACGGCGCTCGTCGGGAAAGCAACAGGGAAGGCAACAACGGTCGAACCATCGGCCGCAATCGAAGCCTTACCCCACTGAACGATGAGACCGTTCGGCAGCTTCTGGAATCCGCTGTCGCCGTGATTCTTCAAAAAGGCAGACAGCAATCCAAACGGCGTCACAGCCTTCGTGTTGTCCTTGCCGGAAAGCACTTCAGCCGGGACGGCGATGCGGATCAAACCCGTGCGGCTTTCCGTCGATGTTCGTGCGCTCAGGCTCTTCGGAGTGACAGCACGCGTTCCATCGGTCCCCGCGATCGTTTCTTCATCCGTCGCAAGCTCGACAACACCGAGAGTCGTTGTCGTAGCAGGCGGGTTCAGAAAGTTCGTATCGCCGAAAGCGACAGAGTCCGCAGAGAAGTCCGTCACGGCGAGATCGATCGCAAGCAAAGCCTGCGACTGCGAGGCCTTCTGGATGATCGGAACCGTCTGCGAACAAACTGCGAAAAGGGTTCCACTCGCCGTATAGAGACCGACCTCGTAGACCGTGTAGGCCTCTGCCGAATCATCACGGGCCGCAAGGTGGATGACGTTGTCTCCAACCGCACCGCCTGCGATGGTCGTTAGACGCTTGAACTCTTCCTTCAAGGTCGTCTGGTCGTTCGTCGGCGTGTATTGCCCCGTGCCGTAGCCCACCTCCGTGATGACAACGGGGGCTAATCCTCCCTGTTCTGCCTCAACAACTTCGGCCAGACCGGCGTCAGTAATCAAAATTGTGTTGGCCATTATTCGGCACCTCCTTGTTTCGCAAGAGCCGCCGCCACAGCTGCATCCACGACGGCTTTTAGCGTTGCAGGCGTGATGAGCTTCGTCGCCGACGTGCCAACTTTCGCTTCCTCAACTGTCGCAATTCGCGCATCGAGCGCAGCCTTTCCAGTTGCGGGCGTCATTGCCTTCAAAGCATCTGTTCCGGCTGTAGCATCAACCGTAGAGGCGATCTGAATCATCCCCTTGGCGGCTTCGCTTGCGTCCGGGGTCGCCTCATCGACGACGGCCTTTAAGCTCGCAGGGGTAACGGCGCGTTCTTTGTCCGTCCCCGCTTTTGCCTCTGCCTCGGTCGCCAGTTCGACTAGCCCGTTTCGTCCTGTCGTAGCTTTCAAGCCTCGAAGGCCGAGAGGCGTCACATAGAGCGTCCCGGACTTCCCTTCAATCGTTTCCGCTTCGGAAGCAGCTGCGCCTTTCATGGTCGCAGGCGTGAGAGCAGCCGCGCCTTCCGTTCCCGCCTTCGCTTCGGCTTCCGTTGCTGTTCGGATGAGACCCGCACGTTCTGCAGTGGAAGTCAAGCTCTTCAGACCGGCGGGCGTCACAGCTCGCTGCGTATCGGTCCCCGCCTGCGTTTCTTCGTCAGTAGCAAGCTCAACGATCCCCGCATTCACGGCCGTTGCAGCAGCGAAAGAGAAAGACACATCGCCGAAAGTGATGTTCCAAGCGTTGACGCCTTCGAGCTTCATGTCGATAGCAAGGAGCAGATTGCTTGACTCCTGCTTTGCAATGATCGGCGTGCTCTGCGAATAGACCGCAAAAAGCGTCCCATCAGAAAGGAAAAGCCCGAACTCGCACACTTCATACGAGCCCGGGCCGTCATCCTTGCACGCGACGTGAATCGCGTTGTCACCCGCTTGCCCACCTTCTAGGATCGGCATGCGCTTGACTTGAGCTTGTAGCTGTGTCTGTTCCTTGTTTGCTGTGTATTTGCCGGTTCCGACGCCGATCTCAGAAATGGTGACGGCGTTCGTACCGGTCTCTTGTGCATTGATGACGGCCTGAATACCGGCTGTCGTCAAAACGATGTCCATGAGAAACCCTCCTTATTTTGCAAGCCCAACAAGGGACCGCATAGCAATAGGTCGCGCTCCGACGAAAATGCCGACAGCCGCATCAATATCACGGCTGACAATCTCTTCAGAGCGAATACGCGCGTAAGCTACCGGGCGCAGATAACCGTCAACACCCATGCCGCCCTGGAGCTGTCTCACAAGCACGAAGGTGTAGTGCGATCGGACCGGCTTCGCGTCGTCGATGAGCGCGAAAAGGTCCTCCTGCATTTCTGCATCAAGCGTGCCGTCGATGTTTCCAAGCGTCGCCTGAATCTCGAAAGTGTGGGGCGTTCCCTTCGGCTCCTGCTGCCACCACTCTTTGATGGTCGCAGCCGAACCGATCGAAGAAACGGCATCCTTGACAGCACGAAGCGTGCCTTTCTTGCGCTTTTCGCGCACAACGTTTTTCAAGACGCTGCGCTTCAAAGCAACGGGCCACGAATCGCGCCAGACGCTCGCATCCCACCCGTAGGCGACATGGTCGAGCTGCGTGCTCGTGAGTTTGTCAATGCTGACGTAGATCGACGGAAGATCAACCGCCGCCGTCATATCGAGCAACTGCTTGTCAAGCGCCGTCGCGCTGTGCTTGACGTTGTCGTCTTGAGCAATTGAGTCCGGAAGTAAGTCGCTCAGCCTTACGTCCGCGAGCCCCTTACTCATCCTTGTAGCCCTCGTAAACGATCTTCACGCCAGTGCATTGGGCGACCTGGTCGCTTTCGAGCTTCTGGAAGTCAACTGGCTTCATCGTCGGGTTGTCGATGCGCGAAGCTCCCGCCTGCATGACGTACTGAATGAGCCTTGCAGGGAGAATGTCGCGACCGATTTTTCCTTGCTGCCACACGCGGTATTTTTCGACCGCCCTTTCGACATCAGATTTGATCTGCTCGGCGCGCGAACTGTCCTCGCGACTGATCCAGTAGTGAATCTCGAGCTCGTAATTCACGGCCTTCGGCGCAAGCACCTGAACGAAGTCCGTGAGAGGTCGACGCGTTTCATCACTCAAGTACGCATCGATCTGCTCAAGCGTTTCTTTGGAAGGCAATTCGCCGCCCGCAAGAAGCACATAGACATCGACCTCGCCCGGTGTCGGGGAGGTAACGGAAACGTCAAGCACGGAGCTCGACACGCTCTTCGCGTGATAAACGTACGCCTTCTCAGGCCCCGCAACAGAGAAGCCGTTTGGTGCGAGTCGAATGCGCTCGGCAAGGGACTCGTCACTTTCCGCTTCAGAGCCGCCTGTCGTGATGGTTGTGTTCTCGGCTTTCGCTACGAACGTCATTGGCTTGACGATGGTGTTGACCTGACCGGCAAGGTAGTCGTTGCCGACCGTCCCTGCAACGGTGCAGGATGCCGTGACGCTCCCTTCGAGCTTACCTTTCTCAATATTGAGTTCATGGTCCGTCGCGAATGTCACAACACCGTTCGTCACCTCAGTTCCTGCAGGGATCGTGTAGACCGTCGCCAGAGCCTGCGAAAGCGTGAATTTGATCGTCGTGACGGCCTTGCTTTCAGAAAGACGCGTAACGCTCAAAAGCGTGCCGAGTGCATCGAGGTAGTCGTCCTGAGCATATGAAAGCAGGTTCTGCTGCGCCGCCAGATTCACAGCCGTGCGCTGTTGAATGATGACGGCAGCAAGGCTCAAAAGGTAGAGTCGTACTGGGTCGCCCGCCGCGAGGGTTCGCCCACTTGCTTGTTCGTACCCAGTGATAATCTCGGCCTTGATGGTCTCGGCGTCCGTTTCAAGGAATTCAACCGCCGGCAAGTGCCAACGGGGAATTGTTTCAGCCATGTCTTATTCCTCCTCTCCGATTTGCACAACAACGCGCGGTTTCAAAATACCGTCCATTGCGCTCGCAGTGTCCTCGTCAAAGTCGACAGACACGACCGTTGCTCTTGGCTCGTACTCCTCAATCGCGTCAATCACCTCAGACCGCATCAGCATCTTTGCAACCGGCATTGGTTTGTCGATATGCGCCCACGTCAGCCCGAAGTCTCGGTCCAGAGGAACGGAGCCCTTACGCGTGCTGAGGATCGTCCGCACGTTCTGCAGAATCTCTCGCACCTCGTCAGACGGCGCGAAGTCGACTTGACTTGATAGCGTCACTGTGTACTGAGCCATTACGCCGCCTCCTTCAAGGTGATGCTGACCTCTGCAGAGACGCAGATGCCAAGGTTGTTGTGATACTTGCGCTCTTCACCGATTGATTCGATTACGAACTTTCCGAGATAATCTGGACCGATGAGCAAACGCTCAGCCTGTTTCTTCTCGAGCATTTTCTTGAGCTGAATGAGCGCTGCCAAAGGCGGGGTCCCGAGCATCGAGTTCAGCTGAATGTTGAAGCTGACCTCTGTGAGTCCTGGACCGATGTATTCAAGAACGGGTTTCTTGCCTATCACTTCGTGCGTCGCCCATCGAACCGAGCGTGAAACTGACAGGTCCTTGAAGGTGAATGTCACTGCACTACTGCAGAGAAAAGGCAGTTTGCCGAAAAGACCAACTGCCGAAAATCCCAGGCCCATTTTCTCCTCGCCTCCTTACAGCGGCGGACTCGTCGGAGCGCCGTCGCCTTGTTCTTGATGTTTGTGCTTCAGGAGGCTGAGGCCGCCCGCCGTCACGTCGCTCGAAGCTTCGATCTGGCCCTGCAGCTTCATGTTCCCTGTGACCGTCACCGCAGCACCTCCACCTCCGCTGACGGCGAGTCCGCCCTTTCCGGTGATGAGACCGGCGACATTCAGAACACCGGTAACGTCCGTCTTCGGCGTGTCAAGCGTTATGCCCGACGAGGCGTTGACCGTCGCGGTCGTGCAATTGATCGTCACCGCATTCGGCACCGTGATAGAGCCATCCTGTCTATTGAACACAACCTCCGTGCCTTCAATCGTGACGGTGAGCTTGTGCTCCGCTCGGTCGTAGCAAACGCGCGTGTCGTCGTCGAAAACTACCGTGCGGCGGTTTTCCGTCGATTCCGGAGGCGTCACCTCTCCCGCGTAGATCGAACCGAGAATGACGCCGTCTTCCTGCCCCTCGCCGAAGAAGAGCACGATGGCGTCCTCGCCGACGTCGGGCATGGCGTAGTCGTGATTCTTGAGCGAGTTGCGCTGAAGAACGGGGAGGTCGAAGCTCACGATGCTATCCTCGTCGTCGAAGACCACGCGGGCTGTGCATTTCGCAGGGTCGATGCTCGAGATTTCACCAATCTTGATGAGGCTCAGCACCCCCTCTGGCATGTCAAATAGGTTCATGCCGCACCTCCTCAGTAGTTGTTGTTGACGCGGCGAACCGAAAGGCTCGTCACGTAGCCGCTAGTGCTGACGCTGTGCGAAGCGCTCTCGATTATGAAACCGCCGTCGAAACTTCCGAATCCCTTGAGCTTGATGACGACACCCGCCACAAGGGACGTGTCACCGACAAGAGAAAGGCTGCCTGTCATCTTCCGAAGATTGAGCTTGCGCAGCGTGGCCTTCGCGATTCGCATCGCCTCGTTGATTGATGTCGCACGCTTCTTGATCTGGTATTCCTGCCCGTTGTCCTCGACGTCAGGATCTACATAGGTGTAGGTCATGACGGCCGGGTTCTTTTTGCCAGGCACAGCATCGATGTCGTACTCGTCCGACGTGTAGCCGCCAGCCGAGGATTTTTTCTTTTCCTTCGGGTTTCTGTACGAGATCGTGCAGCTCTTGTACGTCTCAGACTGTTGCGACTCGAAGTCCCACGAGAGAATGTCCGAAACGCCAAGCGTGAGCGTTTTGACGGGCTTTTTCTTCTCGTATGACGCCTGGTCGAAGATCACGATCTGCGAATCTGTCACCTTGATCGAAAGCCCGGCGTCTTCACATAGGCGCGAGAGGAACTTCAAGTTGCTTTCAGCCTTCTGATCTTGTCGGTCGTAGCTCGGGTTCTCCTTAGAATCAAAGAGGAGCTTGACTTTCGCGGCCGCCGCGATCTCCTGAGCGATGCCCTTGAGCGTCTTTTTCTCCCAAGCCTTCGTGATCATCTTGCGTCGGATCGGCGTGTTCATCGGGATCGACACTGCGCGCATCTCGAAGACACGAGGCGAGCCACTGGTGCGGAGCGAATCGACGAAGAACTTTCCGCAGAAAAGCTCGCGCCCTTTCTTCCCATCAACCGTCCCGGATGCGATGTAAGCTCGGACGACTTCACCGCCGTCCGGCTTCCACTTGCTCGCCCACTTTCCCGTCGGGTCCTTCAAAGTGATGCTGATTTCGTCAGCCTCATTTGTCTCTTTGTCGTCGTACGTGAAAGAGAGCAGATCCGGCAGAATGTCCTCCGACACCGACTTGCTGGCTTCGGTGAAGAGGAGCCTCAAATAGGTCTGGATAGGTCCGCTCATCGCGTCCCCTCCTGACGTTTCCAAGGCGGCAGGTTCTCAGCAAACTCCATCGAGTCAGTGTCAATGTCCGGCACATTGAGCACGACGCCCGCACTGAAGAACGCCGTCTTCCGGTGCTGTAGGTTTGCGCGGATCAACTGATCCATCAACGCTTCGGAGCCATAGACTCGTTTGGCGATGATGTCCCAGGTGTCCATCGCGCGGGTCTCATACGTTTTCACGTTGCCGCCTCCTTTAAGCAAAAGATAGACGCTGCTGATCCGCCCAAAGACGGCGCAGGTCCTTTTCAAGCTGTCGGCGACCTTCATCAAGGCCGCGCTTCACGCCTTCATAAGCGTCGCCAGAGCCGCCCGACACGTTGATGACGGGAGCGAAATTGACGGTGATGCCGCCACCTGCCCCAACGCCCGCACCGAGCATCGAGGAGAGTTTCGAGAGTGGAATGACCGCCTCGGGTTCTCCGCCTTCGCCGATGTTCGCGAGCGTCGAGCGCGTCGCAATGCCGCCCTCGGCAAGCTGTGGAATCTTCGGCAGGTTGACGCCGAAGGTCTGCCCACCGAACTTCGGCACCCAGTCAGGAATGTCCACGCTGATGCCGTTGATGGCTCCAATCGCGCCGTTCACAAGGTTGATGACGTTGTTGATCGGCGCCTTTGCGAGTCCAACAAGGGCCTTGAAAGCATTCGAGAAGATGCCCTTCACGTTCTCCCATGCGGCAGACCACTGCCCGGTGAAAACGTTCTTCACAAACCCAATGAGGTTCGAGAAGACGCCCCAGACGTTCTTCGCAATGTCGGCAACGATCGCAAAGTTCGCCTTCACGACCGAAGCGATGTTCGGAAAGTTCGACGAGAACGCGCTCCAGAGCTCAACCGCCTTCGCTTTGATGGTGTCCCAATTCTTGTAGACCGCGAGCCCTGCGCCGACGAGCAACGTGAAAGCCGTGATGACGATCCCGACCGGGTTCGCCCGCATGGCCCCAGTCAGCAAGACCATCGCACCGCGCATCAACTTCGCAGCCGTGGTCGCAGCCGTGACGACGAGTTTCCACGCGCCGAGCGCAATGGCCTGCGCCTTCGAGGCCGCTGTCGCGAGCACCGTGCTGTTTCGCATCAAGGTGATGGCCTTCTGGATGTTCAGGAAGCCCTTGTACATTGAGATGACGGGGCTCGCCAAAAGCGCGAAGACAAGGCGTAACGCATGAAAGGCAGCCACAGAGCCGAGGATCGCGCCACCGACCTTCATGGCCGTCAGAATTAGCGACTGATTTTCACTCACCCACTTGATGACGCCCTCGCTATTTTTCACGAAGGCTTCCGCCGACTTTCGAACAGCTGGAAGAAGAGCCGTCCCGATCCCGCCGGCGACTAGCTTGACCGCGTTACCTGCAATCTGCAGGGAATTCGAGGTCGTGTCAGCCCTGGACTGGAATTCCTTCAGCATCGAACCGGCATACTGAGCCGGATCGGAAATCATCGCAAAGTTTCCTGCAAGCAGGTCGCCCTGCTTGGCAAGCGTTGCCACCGCAGACTTCACGCCCGCTTCGTTACCGAATAGAGCGCCAATGATCGAGGACTTCTGGTCTTCTCGCAAGCCGTTGATGCGCTTGAAAACGTCCTGAATCGCCTTTTGAGCGTTTTCAGAGTTCGACGTCATCATGTGCGCCATCTTGCCTGCGTCGATGCCGAGCTCTTCCATGGCTTTCTTCTGTCCCTTCGTGGCGCCTTCACCGGACGACAAAGCGTTGATGAATGACATCATCGAGGTCGAAGCGACTTCTGACGACACAGACGCGGATCGGAAAGACCCGGCCAATGCAGCAATCTGCTTCTCGTTCATCGCGGTCAAGCCCTTCAGAGCACCACCGGATCGAGCAAGCACCTCGACGACGTCCTTCGCGGAAGCCGACGTGGTATTGCCGATCTGGTTGACGATGTCGAACATCGCCTTGCTCTGCTCGATGTTGATGCCCATCTTCGACTGAATGTCTGCGTATGCAGCACCGACCTCATCACCAGTCATGTCGAAAGCAATCGCCATCTGGTTCTGAATTTCGACGAGTTTCAAGGCTTCGTCAGCCGTCTTTGCGATGCCGGATTGGAAGGCGTTCGCGGCCATTGCCGTCATGTCTTCAGTGCTCTTCGCGTACTGTAGCGAGAGCTTCTGGATGCCAGAAAAGACTTGCTTGTAGTCGTCAGAGAACTTACGAAGCTCGGCCTGTTGGTCTTCAAAGCTCATCGCCTGCTTGACCGGAGCGCCTGCGGTTGCGGCAACCGTAGCACCAACGCCCATCAGAGTGCCCGCGCTTGAAGACCTCATTTCGCTCATCTTCCCTTGAGCATCATTGGCCTTTCCAAGGCGCTCGTTGATCTTCGCGAGCTTCTGTTGTGCCGCTCTAGCCCTGTCGGCCGACTGCGCGAGTGCATTTTGTCGGTCGATAAGTGTCCTCAGGTGCGTGCCGGTTGTCCCCATCTGCCCGTCGAGTTCGCGCAGAGAAGTTCGATTCTTATCAAGAGCCTTCTTCGACTTTTCAAGGGCGGCTTTCGCCTTGTTGAATTCGGAGACCATCTGGGCGGACGGCTCCTTGGTCGCACTCATCGCTCTCCCGAGTGCAGCGACCTTTTCTTTCGCACGGATGTACTCTCGTGAGCTTTCGCCAACAGCCTTGCGTGCCTTTACGAGGCCGTCCATCTTTGCGGCTTTCGCGTTCAGCGTAGCGAGTGAATCACCCATGCGGGCGACGGTCTCTTGCCCTTTCTTGAAGGTGCTCGCGAAGTCTCCGGAAAGCTTCCCCGCTATTTTGAAGGCGATGTCGTAAACCTTCGACATGAGGTCACCTCCTTTCAAAAACAAAGCCCGCCGAAGCGAGCTTTCCGTACAAAAGAAAAAAGCCCGCCAAAAGCGAGCTCCATCTTTTCAAATTTGGGATGCGTTAGAAAATCAGGATGTACAGGCCGAAAAGAATCACGACCCATAGCAACACACCCAAAACCGTCATAACGCCTTCAACAGCGCCGTTCAGTAAACGCATAAACATCCAATCCCCTCCTTCAGTACTCACAGCATACCGTTGAAAGGGACAGAAGTCCCAGAATAAGCAACTCACTTTCGTTTATTTGCCTTCGCTTCGGCTTCTAGCTGCTTTGTTATCGTTCTGTTCCATGATGCGAGCTCAATCAATGGCTCTTGCATCCACTCAAGCGCACCGCCTTTCATGACGCGTGCGATGGATACCGCCGCCGACTTGACCTCGTCGTCAGGATCAGACCGTTCTGCAAAGCCGATCACCCCAACAAAAAATTGCTGACCTCCTGCCCGATTGCGCAGTAGTCCTTGGCGGGAAGGTTTTCCATGAACTCAATCGGAAGCTTCGCGGCCTTCGCAGCAAGGTACACGCAGAAGTCAGTGTCCACGGCAACCAACGGAGAAATATTCCCCGCACGCGCCCATTCGCGCTTCACCGCAGACACATCCTTGCCAGTAAGGACATCAAGGTTCAGTTCGATCTCCGTGTACTTCTGGCCTTCAAACTCATATTCCTTAGAGAGGATGTACTTCATGTTTTTCACTCCTTTGTTTTGGGTTTGCCGGGGCACGACTCATGCCGCCCCCGGCGTAGTGCTTTACGCCAAGCCCAGGTCCTTTCGAACGCTGGCGAGCTTGTCTTCACCGTCAAACTTTGCGATGAAGTTGTACTTGTCGATTTCGATGAGTTCCTTGCCATTCACAAGGACCTTCATGTAAATCACCTCGAACTCGGTTTCGCTGTCCGTCGTAGAACCGACCTCAAACGAACCGAGCGCGACGCTCGCAGAGACACACGAACGGGCACAGACGAATATTCGCCAAGCGCAGCGTCGTAAACCTGCTGCGATCCGCGCAAGTCAAGCGCATGCGCCTTTTGATTCGCAAGCTTTGCAAGTTCGGGCGTGATGGTGCGCCAAGTGAAGGTCGCAGTCATCGAACCGAAGTGGCCGAGAATCGGGCTCTCAACTTCGCCAGCAATGCCGGCTCCGCTGACCGTGTCACTCATCGCCTCAATGGACGGGAGGTCCACATTCGCGACGCCGAGCAAGTCGTTTCCGTCGTTGTAAACGCGGAAGTTAATCAGGCGCTCGGGCACCTTGTTTCCAGTTGCCATAATTCAAGCCTCCTTTTATTCAAACAGCGTCGAGAGATAGCTCGCGTCGTATTCAAGGACGAACTGAATCTCTTTATTCGGAGACGGCGGCGTTACGTACACGTGGAAGCGAGCAATGCCGTCCATCAGATCCGTCGTCGGGTTTTCGCTCTCAAGGAACTCCACACGACCGCCGAGGATGTACTGGCGAGCAGCGAGGCCGTTGAGCCAGATATTCGCGCTGTCAACAATCGTGTCGACCTGTCGACGGTTCAAAGGCGCATCAACGCGCTGCCAGAAAGTCTGAACAAGCGTGTTGCCGATCCAGTTGAACATTCGACGCACAGGAATGAAGGAGTCCTTCACGTCCGTGTTGCCCGGGTAGCAAGCCATGCGGTTGCCCCAACACACCCAGCCGCCGATGAAGTTGAGCGCCGTCACGACGCCCTGGCCGTTCAGATAAGCACCGTTTTCAGGTCCGAGCCAGACTTCCTTTCCGTTCTCAAGGACCGTTGAAGTCATCTGGAAGTTCTTATTGGACGGGCTGACATACGGCGTGCTGTCGTTGTCACCGTCCACCTTGCCGATAAGGCCCATGAGCTGAGTACTCATGTGGTACGCCGTGCCAGACAGGGCAAGCATCGGCCAACAAGTGACCTGCGCTTCGTCCACGATGTTATTGTTGTTCTTCCATTCAGCGACCTTCGAATAGGAATCAACGGTGTCGGTCGGCACGTCAATCAGAGCAATCGCACGGAAGTGTTCGTTGATATTGACTGCCTTGGCCGCCATCACCGCCGCCACCTCTAGATCGCTCGAATACTTCGGAGCAACGATCTGACCAGGGACAAGGCGGAAGCGCGGGAAGCACTCGCCAACAAGTTCAAGGCCGCTCTTTGCACCGTCAACGGAAACGCCACCGATGATTTCCGACTTCGTAACTGCAGACGGATCGAGCTTCTCGGCCGCCAAAGTCAGCGACGCGCCAACCGGCACCTTGAAGTTGTCCTCGTCCTTCTTCGAAGTGATGACCAGATGCCCCGCATCATTAAAGGTCGCGACGAAATCCGTACCTTCCTGATAGGTCGTCACGTCCTGAGAAAGCTTGAGAGTCGACAGGATGATGCCGGTCTCAGCAATCGTTGCAGATCCGGTCTTCGAGTCAAGCGTCACCGTCTTTGCCGTCGCCGTCTTCTTGTGCTTCGTAGGATCAAGCACGTTGACAACGATGATCGGTGCGACGCCAAAGAGAGCGAACTGCGAATAAATCGCCTCACTCAGTGTGAAATCGTACTTTTTCAGACCGCTCGCGCTGTCCTCTACCGGCGGCACGTAGCCGAAGGCAGCGACAGCCTCGTCATACGAGTAGCAGAGAACGGGCTTGTTGACGTTCGTCGGGTCGGCCATATTGACCGGAGCAGTCCCGACAATGAAAGGAATAGCCGCCTCCACCTGCACCGGCGGCAGGATAGAAGTCGGCACTTCGGAGATTTTTACCCCGTGGTTGTATGCCATGTTATGACCTCCTTAGAGTTCATTTTTGAGTTGACGCACATAGGCGTTTAGGATGTCGCCCTTAACACCGATGCGCTTTCGTGCCGTTGCCAACTCGGACACCGGGACGAAAAGCCCACGGAGGGCCTCACTCTTTTCGCGCATCGATACGATGTGCGGAGGAAACTCCCCAGCACGGAACACCGCATTGCGCATCAGTGCACCACCTCCAAGGGTCGGCCCGATATAGACGACGGCCTTTCCCTCGGTGGTTTGCGCCTTTTTAGTTGTGGGTTTCTTCATAGTCATCAGAAGTCCTCCTCCTTATCAATTGGCTGCGGCGTGCGGATGTCCCACGTCGTTTGCATATCCAGCTGCCAGTACGGGTAGGGCTGTTCCGCATAGGTGCTCCACTTGATCGGATGCTTCAGCCGATACCGATTAGCAAGAACCATTCCTGGCAAGGAGCAGAGCGCAGTGCGAATGCGGGACATGACGTTCAGGCAGTACTCGTGCCCGTCGTATTCTTCCGAATAGGTCCCGACGATGATCGAAACCCGCACCTCGGTTGAGTCTTGCTCTGTCGCGCCTTCGTCGGCTCGGACAAGAACGAAAGGAAAGTCATCCTTCTGTCCGGTACGCTTCGGCGGCAGATACCCGTTCACGATCTGCGGAGCGCGAAGCTCCTCTTTCTCTTGTCCGCGTTCTGACTTCGTCGGCAAGGCGAAGTTCTTCACGGCTTCGGCACACAGCCCGCGAAGTGCGCGGGTCAGCTCGTTTTCGACCATACGAATCACCCCTTGTGTTTGGTGTATTTGTTGGTTTTCCCACCGCCGAGGAGATAGCTGGTTTCGTGATCCAGACGCTTGAGGAAGGTCTCCTGCATCGTCTTTTCGACGTTGTCTACGACCTCGTTATTCCCAGACAGCACTGGAATGGCTGGACCGTAGACCTCCTGCACAGGAAGCGAACTCGTATCCAAACGCTGAAGAATCTTTCCCCGGTAGACGAACGACTTACCCAAAGGCTTCAAGCCTCCCCGTGCCTTGACGGCGACGCGCACCGGCTTTCGTGCATTGCCGGTCGTGTCAGTTTTCGGACGAGTCTTGTAATTCACCAACGGGATGCGAGGCCCCTTACTCGTGACCAGCGCTTCAAGGTCTGAGCGCGTCGCCTTATGGATGGTGAAGTTACGGCGAACCGTTGAAGCCTTGATTGTGTACTCCTGCCGGATCGTTGAGACCGCAGCAGAGCGTCCGGCAGTGGCCGCACGATTCATCGAACGACTGACGGCGGCCTCGTATCCGTTCGGAACTTCCGAGAGCAACTTGGCCGCCTTCTCAAGAGCGTTCTTGTTCCGCCCCTGCCCGTCGGAAACGATTACCTCTAGCGGTTTACTCATTGCTCATTCCCCTCCGTCACGATGACAAGTACGCCGCCCTCATTGCTGACGGACTTGACAAGATGAAGCGCGCCGTCGACGTTGAGAAGCTCGCCTTCAACCGGTGTTTCAATCACGCCGACTTCGACATAGATCGTCAACTGGTTGACAAAAACGCCAAGGTATGAATCGTCGCCGTTCGCCTGCGTGATGATCTTGTCGAGAATGCAAGGCACGACCTCATGACCGATTTCGTGCTCCTCGGCAAACTCGTCAAGGTTTAGGAAGACGCGTCCCACATCCGCCGCAACAGCATCCTTGAAGGCGCTCATCCCTCCACCTTCTTCGTCGTGCGACGCTTGACAGGTTGCTTGACTTCAACTTCTGGCTCATCTTCTGCTTCGGGAATCGGAGCAAAAGCAGCTTCCGGCGTCGGCAATGGAGCTTCTTCGACAGGGTCGTCCTCGACCTCATTCACGCCGACAAGCGCCAGATTTTCCTTGAGAAGCTGAAGGCCGACCGTCTCGTCAACCTCGATCTCCTCACCTGCCGTGTAGCGTTTGCCGGAAATGAGAATGTTTTCTAAAAGAACAACTTTCATTTCTGTCCCTCCTACGAAAAAGGGCAGGTCGTATTGCCTGCCCTGATTCGGTTTTTGTCGCTCTTAAGAAAGAGCTTCGATGACATGGAAGCCGTGAATCTGCTGAATGATCGGCAGCGGACGGCTCTTGATCTGCACGATGCGACCCGACGGGTTCGCACGCTGCACCCAAGAATCCGGCACACGAGCACCTTCGTAGAACTTGATCGCTTCGTCACCAGTCAGCGCAACAAGACCGTAAGCAAGCATCGTCTTCGCGTTCGGGCTTGCGAGCATGCAGAGTTTTTCGGGAACCATCGGCTGCTCCTTGCCAGCATCGTCGGCATACCACTCGTCGTAAGAGTAGATGTCAAGACCGGAGTCCTTGAGATAGCCCCAGTACGTCACACCATTCGGCAAGTGCTGCGGATCAATCGCACCCATGTCGACGCGACGCATATCGAGCTGCTTGGCAGTCGTGAGCTTATCGAGGATCGTATCAAGCACCTTCGAGCCACAGATTAGCTCGTGCGGCGTAAAGCCGCCGGACTGAATCATCGTGCGACGAAGCGTACGAAGATCGCCCATGATCTTTGCAGCGTCAGCAGCGTCCCACTTCGTTTCAAGAGTGGTCTTCGGCTGTTCCTGCTTTTCAAGGTGAGCCCAATAGTTCAGCACCTCATCGTAGCCTTCGCCCTTCACCGTCACCTTGCCAGTGAAAAGAGCCTCGGCACACATGACCTCTTCACGACGCGTGATGATGTCGTCGAGGTCGGACAGGTCCTTGCCAAGAATTTCTGCAGCGCGCTGCGTCGGGGACTTGGCAGAGTAGATCGTTTCACCAGGCAGACGCTTAAGCATGTCTTCTGCCGTCGTCACGCGCATCGGAGAAACTTCCGGCGCTTCGTAGCTTTCCGTGCGGAAGCCTTCACGCGTCAGGACGACACCGCCAACCTTCGGGTTGACGAACGGTGCAACCTTGCGACCGCCGCGACCGATGATGTCGAAGTCGATCTTCTGGGTGTTGAACGTAGGACGATTCGTAAAGTAACGATCGCGCAACCACGTGGAATTGCTCTTCTGGCCTTCCTCGACCATCGCGAGCATAGTGCGAGTAGTAAACATATCCATTGTTGTCCCTCCTGATTAGATGCTCTTCTTGAAGAAGATGCCGACCTTTCGAGCAGACGGCTTGAAGTCCGCAATCGCGGCACTGTTTTCCGTCTTAAAACTCAGAGCGTCTTCGTTGAACTCGCCCGTGAGATAGACGGGAGCGCTCTTGTCAGCGGAAGCCGTGTCCACATCCTCCGCGAGCACGGCATAGACCTCAGAAATGGTCGTCTTGCCTGAGTCAACAGTGCAAAGATTGCCGTCCTTGTCCAGGAGCGCCCCACGCTTGAGAACACCCTGGCTCTTCTTGATCGTCATGCTGTCGTTAACAACCGGCATGATCTGCGACGCGGCAAACAGGTTGTCCATCGTCGTTTCAAACTTTTCCTGCATAGACATTGATGTGTCCCTCCTTTACTTACGCGCAAAAGCGCGTGCACCGGCTTCAATGACAGCCTTCATTTCGGCGTCCTGCTTTGCCTTTTCTTCGGCCTTCGGATTGAGTCCCTCGTTGCCTTCGGGGTCGATGCCTTCAAGCGCCTTCGCATCTTTCATGCGAGCCGTTAGCATTTGTGCGCCGCGAGCCTTGTCCGCCTTCAGAATCTGCACAGCAAGCGCCTCGGCGGTCGTCTTGCCGTCAAACTTCGCAGCGTTCACAAGGTCTTCATGACCCACGATAGCGATGTCTTCAATCGCCTGAATGCGAGCGCGTTCCTGTTCGGCGCCTTCGGCAATAGCTTCGTTGCGGATCGCCTGCACCAAGTCAGGGTGTTCCGCCTTCAACGTTTCTAGATTCATCTTGTGAACCTCCTTTTGAACTGCGGATGCCTTGGGCTGTTCCGCGTTAATGAAGCCCTTTGGCGCATTCGCAAAGAAACGCGAATCTGCCTTCAGGCCGTTTAACATGACAAAGCCGCCAGAAGCCGTGTTCTTGACTTCCGTCGTTTCATCAATCTCGTCAGCCAGACCAAACTCCACAGCCTCTTCAGCAGTGAAGAACGTCTCGGCGTTGACCTTTTCCTTGATCTCATCAACCGTGCGACCGGTCTTTTCGACATAGATGTTGATGAGGTTTTCCTCAAGCTTCTCCATGTCGTCAGCCGCCTTCCTCATGTCGTCCGTCGTACCGATAGCAACAGAGCTGACCTTATGGATCATCATCATGGCCCCCCTCGGCATGACGACTTTCGCGCCCGGAACGCTCGTGATGATCGTCGCAGCACTCATTGCTGCGCCATCGATTCGGAAGGTGATCGGTCCCTTATGCGCCTTGAGAAGCGAATAAATGGACAAGCCCGTATAGACGGCCCCGCCGAACGAATTGATCGAAATATCAAGAGGGCTATCGGACGGGATTTTTCGGAAGTCCGCGAGGAATTCAGCCTCGTTGAAGCCCTTCCCCCACGGATCGTCCTTCGACCCGCCGACATAGCCGAAAAGATCGAGCTGCGCCCGTTTCCCCTCGGCCTTGACGTTCCAAAACTTATTCTTCATCTGTTTCCTCCTTCTCCGGTTCCGTCATCGGTTGAGCCGGAGCTGTCGCACTCAGACCGTCTTCCCTGCGCATTGCCTCCTCGCGCTTTCGCACCGCGTGAACCTGGTCATACTTCATGCCGGTGAGCTCAGCCGCCTCGCGTTCTCGAGTGCTGAAGCCTTCATCGACACGGACCTTCGCCGCGTTGGCTTCCTTCAGCGGATCAAGCTGTCCCTGCGCATCGCCGAACCATTCGGCCCCGCACCAAGCTGCACGGATTGCCGGATCATCGAAGAAGCCGGGTGCTTGCACACGACCTTTCAGAACAGCCTCGGTCAGCCACTCCTCGTAGATCGGCTGACAGAAGTTCCCCACGAGCCATTCGCGGCGCATGCGGAACATCTTCCAAGCCTCCAAAAGCGAAGCCCTCGACGCGCTGTAGGACGCTGTGAAGTTCTTCACGAGAAGCTCGTAAGGGATCTCCAGCGCCGCACCGATCTGGCGACAAATAGCGATCACGAAAGGATCGAAGTTCGGATTCGGTCGACTCGGGTCCGCGATCTGGACCTCTTCACCTTCGTCAAGTGCGACGATCGACCCGTTACCCATTTCATAGGCGTTCGGGTCCTTGTCGACTTGCATCGCGGGATTGAAAGCCTGTCCGAGTGGAGAATCGGGAGTGTTGCTCTTGACGAAGACCGTGAAAATTCCGGACACGACCGCCGCCATCAGCTCGGCTTCCGAATACCTTGAAAGTTGCTTCAAGGCCTCGATGACCGGAGCAAGCATCGGCACGCCTCGGCGCTGCGCAGGACGTTCAACGTCTGCCATGATGTGCAAAACGTTTCTACGCCCCGTCGTTGTGCCGAAAGCCAGCACGCGCTTCCATTCCTGTTGCTGGTCCTGACCAATGCGAGGGATCGCGCCCGGATGATGTTTCGCCACCCAGTAGGCAACGGTCTCGCCGTATGTCCCGACCTCGATGCCGCCGAGGACATTAGCTGTCGTCGGAGGGTTCAGCGGATCGCACACGCGGTCGGCTTCGATGAGGCCGATTCGCAAGTCGTAGGCGCAGCCCTTGCGCGGGATGATCGGCATCGTCACAAAGACGTCGCCACTCATCAACGCAGAAAGGAGCACCAAAGACTGAAGCTGAAAGAACGTCTGCCGTCTTTCCGCATCGCAGTTCACGCTTTCAGACCACAGCCGCCATTCACGTTCGGTGTTTTCTTCCCACTCTTTCGCCTGCTCCTCGGTAAGGCCTAGGAACTTCGCATCGATCTGGGCATTCAGCGCAAGCCCGGACCCAACGACGTTCGTTCGAACGGTCTTGAGCGCGCCAGTTGCAAGAGGCGAACCCATATAGAGGTCGCGCGAGCGATTGCGAAGCGTCTCCAAGTTGTCAACGATGTCCGCGTCCGCGTCGCTCCCGCCGGATAGCCATCCCATAAGGGACTTCTTGGCGTATGAGCCACCGTGCCGCGAATATCCGCTGTTGAGAATTTCGAGCTTTCGGCGGGCTTCATAACGCTTCAACGCGCGCTCAGGACTGATCGCCCTGATTGCTTTGTCAAGCAGATTCATTTGCAAGCCTCCTTACAGGTCGCGAGGGACGGCACGCATTACACGTGCCCCCTTACGGCCGTTTTCGAGCTTGTCGATCTCGTTGCGCCAGTATTTGATGCGAGCTGCAATGTCTGAGAGCGAAGCTCTCGTCAAGCTACGCGTTCCGATTTTGTAAGACTGGCCAGAGGCGACCGCGCGTTCGGCATCGAGCCACATCTTCAGATTCGCGCGGGCCTCGTCTATGGTGATCCAAGACATTTCGATGCCTCCTTTGTTTGTGATTACTTGCAGTCGTTGAACGTCACGCCGTCTTCACGAACCGCGTCCTCTCCCGTCAAGTCCTGCCATCGCTTGATGATGACGTCGCAGTAACGTGGATCGAGCTCCATCGCCCGAGCCTTACGACCTGTGTTCTCGCAAGCAATGACGGTCGTGCCAGAGCCGGCAAAGCTGTCGAGAACGACGTCGCCCTTCTTTGTGGAATTGCCGATCTGATACTCAAACAAATCAACCGGCTTCATCGTCGGGTGATCCCCGTTCCTCAACGGCTTATCGAAGTCGAGAACCGTCGTTTGTTTACGGTCCGAGTACCAGGCATGCCCCGCGCCTTCCTTCCAGCCGTACAAGCACGGCTCATGCTTCCACTGGTAGTCAGAACGACCAAGAACAAGAGAGTTTTTGTTCCACACAAGGCACTGGCGCACCTTCCACGCGTTGTCTCGGCACGCGCCTCGGAAGTTGTAGCCTTCAGCGTCCGCGTGCCAGATGTAGAAAGACGCTCCTGGCTTCATGGCAAAATCAGCAGTAGAGAAGGCATCAATCAAGAACTTTCGGAAGTTCTCGTCCGACATGTTGTCGTTCTGAATCGTCAGCTTGTCTTTCGTCGCGCCTTCGTAGGCCACGTTGTAAGGCGGGTCGGTCAAATACAGATCGACGCTGCCTTCTTCGCACAAGCGAACAAGATCATCGATGCGTGTTGAATCTCCGCACAACAGCTGATGGTCCCCAAGGAGCCAAAGTTCGCCAGGCTTGACAACCGGATCTTCTGACGGTTCCGCGATTTCCTCAGCGTCCTGCCCGTGGCTTTCGTCGTCATCAATCGAGCCGGTTCCGTCAAGCAGAAGGTCGAGCTCCTCGTCAGAGAAGCCCATAACGTCGAGATTGAAGTCAAGTTCCTGAAGTTCGCCGAGCTCGATGCGAAGAAGCTCTTCGTCCCATCCCGCATTCAAGGCGAGTTGATTGTCGGCAATGCGCAGTGCTTTCTTCTGCGCGTCGGTGAGCCCCTTCAGGCGAATCGCCGGCACTTCCTTCATGCCGATCGACTTCGCGGCCAATGTTCGACCGTGGCCTGCAATGAGCTCATTGTGTTCATCAATCAAGACTGGGTTTGTAAAACCGAATTCCTTGATCGATTCTGCGACTTGCTTTATTTGCTCGTCGCTGTGCGTTCGGGCGTTTCGCTCGTACGCTTTCAGATCGTCAACGTTGATGTATTCGATCTGCGTTTTCTGTTGTGCCACTAGGCTTCAACTCCTTTACAAGGTGATCCCCTTTGAAAGGGTTCCGCGCGACCTACGCGGAGCGGTCTGCTGCTTGAGTGCTCCCCCATTCGCATAAAACTCCTGCAAAAAATCGAAATTAGGCGAGAGAAGCTCCAGTGCAGCCGTCGCGTATACGGCGCAGTCAAGGGCCTCGTTGCGTTCGCGGATTTTCTTCCACGCCATTTTCACGACGCCTTTTTCAAAGTGTTTTTCAAGCACCTCAGCGGTCAACTGCTTGAAGAAGTTTTCAGAAAAGCCCCTGTCCTCCTGCGCCGCATAGTGCGCGAAGTTCGGACCAGCTTCCTGCACGGAAAGCCTGTTCATGACAAGCGACTTTCCGCTGTCAACACCGAGCGTGAAGAGCGTTGCCTTCATCGCGTTGCTCTTCGTCGGCGTGTTGATGAACGGGACACCGATGCCGCCGCGCCCCTTGATCGCGAAAACGCGCATGCGCTCGCGAGCCTTTGTGTACTGGTAGACGTTCGTCATGTAGGTACCGTCACCAGAG